TGGTGCCGGCGGAAGTCCGAACGGTCATGGCAGTGGTTCCTTGATTGTTGGTGAGGCTCAACGCGCCTCGTTGAATGAGACGCGCAAATCTTGCGTCTGCATGTGGATGCCGGTCTCCTCGTCGAGGAAATCAGGACCGGCGGAATCTGTGTGGACGGTGACATCTGCGAGCCCGTCGATGGAGGGCATCTGGTCGGCCGCAGCCGCGCGAACCGCTGCGATGAGGGTCTTGGCTTCCGGATAAGTGCGCGCCAGCACGGTCACTTGCACGCGCTCCGTCACCCGGCGTTTGAGGCCAGGTGCCGGGATGTTGCGATCGACGCTGCTTACCGACATGAGCGAGACAGCGGGCAGCGCAGTGCCCTGTGGCAGACTTCCCGCAGCGATCCGCATCTCTGGCACAAGCGCCGTCACCCCGGTGTCGCCCACCAGGAGAGAACGGACCGCAATGACCCCATTCATTCGTCGTCGATCTCGAGCTTGGGAGCCTTGAGATCGCCAATCTGCACCCGGTGGGCGATATAGGCGCCCATCGCGTTGACGGCTTCCTCGGCCTTCTGATCAAGCGCCGGGCGCAGGAACGGTTTAGCCGCATGGCCCGGGTGCATGACCACGGCGCCGACGAAGTTCTCGCCGATCTTGAGGCTACCGCGCTTCACCATCTTATTGATTGTGCCGATTCTGGCCTTGCGCGGGCCTCGGCGAGTTTCACGCACGGGTCGGTCAGCCTCAGATACCGAGATCAGGTGCGGTGCGACGCCATATTCGATGAACAACCCGAGATAGGAGCCTGACCCGCGCAGTTTGACATAAGACGAGAGCTTCGAACCCTCAGTACGGGTGCCGATGCCGATCGCCTTCTTGAGCTTGCCGGTCTTAACAGGGACATTGGCCTTGGCCTGCTGCTGGATGACCTTTGCGCCGGCGCGAAGACCGCCGCGGATGACATTGCGCTCGAGGTTCTTGGGCAGTTCATCGAGAAGGCGCAGCAGTTCAGGGCCGCCCTTCAGCTTTATAGTCATGGCGCGGCTCCTGCACTGGAGTGTTCTTCCACCATGATTTCCATGGCCTCACGCCGGCCGAGCGTGGCCGGGCCGGAGATGATCTGATGGACGCGATTATCGATGATGATCCGCATATCGGCAGCGAGACCCGCCAAATAGCGGATGCGGATACGTGCAGGCCTGCGCCCGATCTGGATGCTATCGGCCAGACGCTCAGCCTTTGATGGGAGCATATCCTTCACCTCGGCCCAGACGCAGGCGAACTCGGACCATGCCACTATTTCGGTTCCGTATTGCGGATCAGTGTTCACCGCCTTGCGCTCGATCCGGATTCGGGTGTCGAGCTTGGAGGCTAGATCCAGCGGCATTTGAGTTGCCCCACAAGGCTATCGAAGGCGAGGCAGGCCGCGCCTTCGCGGTTTTCAAACATGGTGGCGACTTTGACCAAGATCGCGGCTCGGGCGATCTGGAGATCGGGGGCCGTGTCGGCAAATCCGGCCGACAGGGTGATCTGGATCAGACCATCTGCGCCAAGCTCTGGCCAAGACTTGCCCGATGCAGGGCGAATGCGGGTAAATCCGTTGCGCCGCCGAGCGACATAATCACCCTCCGGCAGTACCACCGCGTTGCCGTTTGCCGCAGTATAGCGGATCTCGGCCACCATGCAGGGGCGGACCGGCACGGTGATTTCGTCTTCCCAGCCTTCCAGCTGCAATTCGAGGGTCTGTTCGCACAGCTTGAGCCCGGTTTGCAGTTCCAGTTCGGCCTGGGCGGCATCGAGCTTGGCACCCAGCAGCAAATCCTCGTCTCGGCCATCAAGCCGCAGTTGCTGGCGTGCCTCCTCGAGTGTCACAGCCCGGTCTTGCGGCGGGGCGATGACGACGATCTCGGACATTAGTCAGCCTTTGTACGATGCGTGGAACCAGTCTTGCGGGTGACCGCTGGCGCGGGTTCGCTGGCAGCAACTTCGACCGCCAGGCCGCGCTCGATGAGCAGCTTTCCAAAATGGTCATCGAGCTCGAAGGTCTGGCCAGTCAGCAGGTTGCCTGAACTGACCGAGCTGATGTGCAGGGTATCAAGGGCTTTAAGGATCATGGGTCGTTCCTTCCCGTGAACGACAGGGGCCAGAATGCTCTGGCCCCCGCGTCATCAAGCAGCTGTCGCCGCAGTGGCAGCAGCCGCGAAGTCGCCCTTCACGAAGGCCTCGGGACGATAGACCGCGAGCGCGAGGCGCTCTTCGGCCAGCACCGTCACCAGGTTCTTGCGGAAGTTCTGGTCATCCTCAGTCGAGATCTCGACCACGGCGTCCATGCGGTCGAAGATTTGCGCGCCAAGCTGGAAGGCGCCGGTCAGGAACTTGCCGGTGGCCATCGACTGGGTGGGCACAACCGGCTGACCCCAGAGCGTCGGCGACAGGTTGCCCTGCGGATTGCCGATGATGAACTGGCCGGTGGTGTCCTTCAGCAGTTCGATCGCCGCCCAATCCGCCGGATGCAACACCATGCCGGTGGACATCAGTTCCGAAAGTGCGGTCTGCAGCATGGCAAGCCGCAGCACGTCGATCCGGGTAACAGGCGCCGGAACCGTGATAGGCGGCGCAAAGGCCGCCGCCTGCGTGTAGATGCCATGCAGGTCGGTGCCTGTTCCGCCGCCGTTGAGCAGCTGGTTTTCTTCGACCAGCGCCAGGCCATAAGTCAGGCGGCCATCGATGTAGGACTGCAGCATTGGCACATCGTCGAGGATCTGGCGGGTGGCCAGAACCCAGTGGGCGATCGTGGTCACGCTACTGGTCACGACATCAAACTTGATGTCGGTCTGGGGCTTGGCGACGCCGCTGGTTTCAGAAACCGAGGCGGCGTTGTTGGTGAAGCCGCTTTCCTTGACGTACTGGACCGCGTTGCTGTTGGTGCGGCCAGGCGTCAGGAGGTCGCGCACAGTAAGACGGCGCTGTCCGGGCGTAACGATACCGGGCTGACGGTCAGGCACGATCAGATCACCGGCCGAACCATTGGCATCGGTGGTCAGCGCAGAAATGATCGCCTTTACCTCGACGCTGGCACGGCCGCGTGCGGTCTTGCTGTTGAGGAATGGCTTGATGCTGTCCGACGTGACGACACGTTCGCCAAGGGTCTTGAACTGCGGGGGGCCGTCCTCTGCCACCCGGCGGGCGAGCTTCTGCTCGACCTCGTCGAGGCGTGCTTTGGCTTCATTGAGCGCGGTCAGCGCTTCGTCAGCCAGCTGCTTGGTGGCGGCGGAAAGTTCTTCGCCTTTAGCCGCCTTGCCCAGCGCTTCTTGTGCCAGCGCCTTGACGGCATCATGGCGGGTATCGAAGTCCTGTTTGACGGCGTCTTGCTGGGCAGCAAACGCGGCTTTCACTTCGCCGGCAAGCTGCTCGGCGCTTTTGGTATCAGTCATGGAAAATGCTCCGTAGGAGTTGGGATCAGCCGCGGATTTGCGCGGCGAGAGCCGACAGGAAGTCGGTGGGGGACTCACTGCCGGACTCACTCCGGTGCAGCGATTTTAGGCCTTTGCCCGCGATTGCGGCGGCCTGGCTTTTCGAGAACCCTGCCTCACGCAGGAAGCTCTCAAACTCTGGAAGGGATGGCAGCACGCTGCCGTCGGTGACGGTTTTGACCGCGGTTACCTTCGCCTCGATATTCATCGGCATGGTGACAAGGCTGATTTCGCGAAGGTCGATCTTCTTGAGGCGCAGCACGCCGGCCTTGTAGGGATCAGGCGCCGCGCCTCCCTTGGGGATGGTGTAGCCAATCGACAGACCGCCAAGCGCGCCGTGCTTGAGCTTGCCATAAGCCCGCTGGGCAACCGGATCGCCGTCCATGATCAACTGGCCGCGCACAAAAAGGCCGCGGTCATCTTCAAAGATATCGCGCCAGACGCCGATCGGCTCGCGCTGATCGTGCTGCCACAGCATCGGGATCGACCAACCCTCCGTGCGGGCCTTGCCGACACTTTCCCGAAAAGCGCCAGGCTCAATCAGGTCGCCGCCCTGGTCGACATTCCCAAAAGTCGAGGCATAGCCTTCGAACT